AGCGGCAAAGGCGGCGCCGGCACGATATCTTCTGGTAAAGGTGATCTTGGTGGCAAGAGCTATGGAGCATTCCAGTTAGCCGGACGCGGCGGAGCCAAAGGTAATGAAGTTGAACAATTCTTAAAAGCATCTGGGTTTGATAAAGCATTTCAAGGACTTACAGTAGGTAGTGCAGACTTTGATAAAAAATGGAAAGACATTGCTTCGACTAGTGAAGAGTTTATGTCTGAGCAACAAAAATATGCTGCCAAAACACATTATGACCCACAAATGGCCAAGCTCAAAGGTGCCGGAATAGACTTATCAGGCAAAGGAGCAGGAGTTCAAGAAGCAGTTATGAGTACTGCCAATCAATATGGAGCCAACACCAGTACTATTATTAAAGCACTACAAGGCAAAGATGTTGGCAAAATGGATGACAAAGCAATTATCAATGCAATTCAAGATTTTAAAGCACAAAATGTAGCCAGTAATTTTAAAAGTAGTAGTGGAGATGTGCAAGCCGGTGTTGCCAAACGTATAGAGCAGGAACGGGCGGCATTAATGGCGGTAGGACCAAAAAATGGGTTTCAACCGCAGTTGGCCAACGCTACCCCAGCTACTACACTACCGCCAGCACAACAAGCACAGGCCAACAATCAAACAAAGGCCGAAGACGATAAATTGGCCACAGGATTTATGGCACTTAATGCTAATCTTGAAAATCTAGTCAGAACCAACCAACGACAACTTGCAGTTCAAGAGAAACAATTAAAGCAGACATCGTAATACTGCGATAAATAATAAACTATGGCAATTGACAACGGCAAAAATGGTCGCAACGGCGGCTGGCGCAAGTATTTTAAAGTCTCTGATTCCGGCGGACAACTAAGCCCAATTTCAGGTACAAATCAATTTGGACTACCGGGCTATGCTCGTCAAGGTAGCACAGGGGCAGGATTTGCACCAGGCGGATCCGGCAACGATTTTGCATTCCGAAACTATGCCAGCCGCTTACCCGAAGTCTACACAGGACATCCAAATCGTGTTGAGCGTTATAATCAGTATGAAAACATGGACATGGATTCGGAAGTAAATGCATGTCTTGATATTATCAGTGAATTCTCAACACAGATGAATGAAGATAACGAAACTCCGTTTGATATTCATTTCAAAGACAAGCCTACAGATCACGAAGTAGAAATTATTAAAAAGCAGTTACAACAGTGGACCAAGATGAACAAGTTGGATCAGCGCATGTTCAAACTGTTCCGCAACACAATCAAGTACGGAGATCAAGTATTTGTACGCGACCCAGAAACATTTGAAATGTACTGGGTTGATATGACCAAAGTCAGTCGGGTTATTGTCAACGAAAGCGAAGGCAAACGTCCCGAGCAGTACATTATCCGCGACATTAATCCCAATTTTCAAAACATGAGTGTGGCGTCAAAAACCACACAAGACTACTATGTAAGTCGTCCTACTGGATCAATGGGGCAAGGTAATGCAGGCACAGGCGCCGGCGGTGCAGGTGGTTATGCAGGAGGAGCTGGTGGTGTTGGCAACAATCGTTTCCAACAAGCCATGAATGAAAGTTGCTTAGATGCTAGACACATTGTACATCTTAGCCTAAATGAAGGATTGGATTTCTTTTGGCCGTTTGGACAAAGTATCCTAGAAAACATTTACAAAGTTTATAAACAAAAAGAATTACTTGAAGATGCTGTGTTAATCTATCGCGTTCAACGTGCCCCAGAACGCAGAGTGTTTAAAATTGATGTGGGCGATATGCCAAGTCATATGGCCATGCAGTTTGTAGAACGTGTTAAAAATGAAATGCATCAACGTAGAATCCCAACAGTAACCGGTGGCGGCGCCAACATGATGGATGCCAGTTATAACCCGTTGAGTATTAACGAAGATTTCTTCTTTCCTTTCAACGGTGCCAGCGGACGTGGCAGTAGTGTTGACACGCTACAAGGTGGTCAAAATCTTGGTGAAATTGACGATTTAAAATATTTTAACAACAAAATGGCTCGCGGCCTGCGTGTGCCAAGTAGTTATTTGCCTACAGGCCCAGACGACAGTAGTCAAGCCATGAATGATGGACGGGTAGGCACTGCACTTATCCAAGAATATCGTTTTAACCAATACTGTATCCGCTTGCAGAAGCTGATTATGCAGAAGTTGGACGATGAATTCAAGATGTTCTTGCGTTGGAGAGGATTTAATATTGACGCTGGCCTGTTTGGCATCAGTCTTTGTGAGCCACAAAACTTTGCCAGTTATCGTCAAAGTGAGTTGGACACAACACGTATTACAGCATTTACACAGTTAGAAGCTTTTCCTTACATGAGCAAGCGGTTTATGCTTAAACGCTTCTTAGGCTTAACTGAAGAAGAGATTGTAGAAAACGAACAAATGTGGAAAGAAGAGCGAGACGAACCCGAATTAAAGACCACACAAGGGCAAGATCTACGCAGTATCGGAATTACACCTGCAGGCATGGAAACTGATATTGCTACCGGCGAAGAACTAGCCGGCCAAGAAACAGCCGCCGCAACAGGTGAACCGCAAGGTGCATCCGCCGGTATACCTACAGCCGGAGCACCGGCTGGGCAAGGTGCTCCTCCGGTACCAACCATATAAATACTAGCATGATTTTAAACGAACTCTACGATAAAAGCCCCAACGCTTACCAAGATTTGTCTGCAGATAACAGTCAAACTACGCTCAACAGCCTGCGTAAAACTCGTTTAACTCTGCGTCAAATTAACAAATTACGTCAAATGAATTCAGTTAGAGAATTTGAATTTAAAGAAAAATTAAAAGATATTCGTAAACAATACGCACCAGCACCTGCCGCCCCGGCAATGTAATAAAAATTACATAAAACACCCAGTTTTCTCCTCATAAAGCACCGTTATTACTAGTTGATAGTAAATATCTAACGAGCCATTATCTATAGGAGAAATTATGACATCGAAATTTGAACAGTTAATCGAATATGTGATTAACGATGAAGAAGCGAAAGCTAAAGAACTATTCCACGATATCGTTGTGGAAAAAAGCCGCGAAATTTATGAAAATCTCATGGACGAAGCAGAAGAGTTAGACGAAGAGTCTGACGCTGAACGCGATGACCATGCTGAAAAAGCCGGTAAAAAAGTTGCCAAAGACATTGAGTACGACGAACTTCACGAAGAAGACGACGAAGAACTCGCTGAAAACTATGGCATGGAAGAAGAATTAATGAACGACGTCGAAACCGAAGAAGAAGGCATCAGTATGGAAGATGAGTCCGATGCTGAATTTGACGATAAAGCTGAAGATGACGGCGAAGAAATGACCCACGATATGGAAGCTGGACATGACGATGAAGGCGATATTGAAGATCGTGTAGTTGATCTTGAAGACAAGCTCGACGAACTAATGGCTGAATTCGAGTCATTGATGGGCGGCGACGGCGTTGAGTCTGATTTAGCCGGTGAAGAAGGCGAAGAAATTGAAGGCGATGCAATGGCAGCTGACGACACAATGGCTTTTGACACAGAAGAAAGTATGATGGAAAACGTTGCATTGGCTGCAGCACCAAAGCCGGTGACAACAGAACCAGCTGGTACAAATACCAAGAGTACTGTGGCAGTTAACAGTGGGGCCAAAGGTATGGCTTCTAGCCCAGTTAGAATGACTGGCGACACAGCCCAAGGTCGTCCTGCTCCTAAAACAGGTGAGTTGATTGGCAAAGTGCAAAACACTCCTGCTAGTGGCAACAAAACATTATCCCCAGCTACAAAGCCACACCTGGCCCAGGCTGCTGGTGTTAATACAAAAACACCTTTTCCAAAAGGTTAATTGGTAGATATGGCTCGTAACACTTATCTTAAAGAACATCTAAGCTTCACTCAGGCCAGGGTAGAACTCTTGTCTGAGGAAGCCGCGGATGGATCCGGTCACAAGACCTTAAAGTTAAAGGGTGTTTGCATCGAGGGCGGAGTTCGCAATGCCAACGAGCGAGTGTATCCAGTAAGTGAAATTGCTCAAGCAGTAGAAACCATTAACGAACAGATTAAAACAGGTCATTCAGTACTGGGCGAAGTAGATCACCCAGATGATTTGAAAATTAATTTGGATCGAGTCAGTCACATGATCGAAAACATGTGGATGGACGGTCCAGCCGGTATGGGTACATTAAAAATATTACCAACACCCATGGGAGAACTGGTAAAAACCATGTTGACAAATGGCGTTAAGCTGGGTGTTAGTAGTCGTGGATCCGGCAATGTAAATGATGCAAACGGACATGTCAGTGACTTTGAAATAGTTACAGTGGACGTTGTGGCTCAACCCTCGGCTCCAAATGCATATCCTACCGCAATTTATGAAGGCCTACTTAATACTCGTGGTGGTCAACAGTTGTTGGAAATGTACAAAGATCCAGCGTCTGGTAATAGAGCACAGCGTTATGTAAGAAGTGAAGTATTACGAGTTATCCGAGAATTAAAACTCGGGTAAAGAGAGATTTTCGTAAATGATTTTTCATTTACTAAAGTATCTGCTGAGAAGCAGAAAAATGCTGCACACTAGTTGTGTAGTTTAGATATAAGGGAAATATACTATGTTAGATAGTTTAAAACCGTTACTAGATAGCGAGTTGGTTACTGAGGAAGCGAAAGCCGAAATCAACGAAGCTTGGGAAGCCAAGTTAGTTGAAGCCAAAGAACAAGCTCGTGCAGAACTCCGCGAAGAGTTTGCACAACGCTATGAGCATGATAAAACAGTGATGGTAGAAGCCCTAGATCGTATGGTAACAGATGGTTTGACCGCAGAGATTGAGCAAGTACAAGCTGAAAAGCAAAGCCTTGCAGAAGATCGCGTTAAGTTCCAGAGCAAGATGAAAGAGTCAGCTACAAAGTTTAACGACTTTATGGTTACTAAACTTGCCGAAGAAATTGGTGAATTGCGTAAAGACCGTAAAATGCATTCAGAAAGCATTTCCAAATTGGAAGGCTTTGTGGTACATGCATTGGCTAAAGAGATTCAAGAATTTGCAACAGACAAACAAGATGTAGTTAATACAAAAGTTCGTTTGGTGCGTGAAGCTCGTGGCCAACTTGAAGCATTGAAGAGCCGTTTCGTAACAGAATCAGCTAGGAAAATGAGTCAGGCTGTCACTACACATCTTAAGGCCGAACTTGGTCAGTTGCAAGAAGACATCAAAGCTGCTCGCGAGAACAACTTTGGTCGTAGAATTTTTGAAGCATACGCAGCAGAATTTGGTGCTACTCACCTAAATGAGAAAGCCGAAGTTCGCAAGTTGCATGATACTATTGCCGCAAAAGATCAAAAACTGGCTGAAGCCATTAAAATTACTCAAAAGGCGAAAGTCTTAGTTGAGTCCAAAGAACGTGAAATACAAATGATCAAAGAAACCAAACAACGCGAAAGCGCCTTGGAAGAATTGCTTGCTCCCTTGAACCAAGAGAAGCAGGAAATCATGCGTA